CCAAGCATCTAACTATTTAGAGGGGAGGTTCTTAAGATAATCCTTTTCAGTTTGGTACGGGGTTGTCTGCCCTGTCCATAATTTATATCCTTGTTCAACTTCTGGCAAGAGCCACTGGTCAACACGGTAGCAATATTGCCAATTGACTGGTTGGATACAATTTACCACAACCACCTGGAAAAATGCTACCGTATGGATCCAGAGACTAAACATTATCTATCGTCATCAGCACGAACTTCTGAATGATGTACATCAAACTCGTCGCCAGGATAACGCTTCTGAAGTTTCTTGACGTTGGTTTCGATTACTTCATCGAAGGATATATCAAGTGCCATTGTTGCTTGAGCAACGTACCACATAATATCACCCAACTCAATGATAAGATGCTCACGATTATCTTCGTTCCACGGTTTTCCTTGAAACACCATCTTCTTAACGATCTCAAGGAACTCACCAGACTCAGCAGCAAGCCCAACGCCAGCAGTGGTAAGACGTTCAATATTGGCACCTTCTCTGTCAAGTTCACCCAGACGGTCAGCAAGAGAGACAAAATCTTTAGAAGCATCGGACGTTACAGCATCTACAAACTCTTCGTAGCGATTAAAGTTAACGGTCATATTACAAATTGGGAAAATTTATTTAGGCGGTTTTGTTTAGAAGACTCTTCTTCAAATGTTTCAAACGTGTCATCATCATCTGTATCGAGAATGTTGTCAGCGGATGAATCCTCAACATTATAGAGCTTCATCTTCGGTCTGTCAATACCCACGGTGAAACGTCTATAATAAGTGAGGTCGTTGTATCTATTCTTAAGTTGTTTAACCATGATTCTACCAGACTGTTCAAGCTCTTCGGTACTAATGAGAGCAAACATAAAATCTGCTGTGGCAGGTAAACCAAAGGACTCAGAAGTGTCGGTGAGATCAACGTCACTGTTACCGAAACCACTCCTAGTAGTTTGAGTTGCTGATACGACTGGTACGTCGTTTTCAACAGCGAGACCCCTAAGTTCTTCTGCAATTGCTTTAACATAGGTGTAACTATTGACAATATGTCCTTTGTATCTGGACGAAGCACAGATATTTAGATAGTCAATAAAGATAATATCTGGTTTGAAATACTTCTTCAATGACAATTCATTCAATAGTCCTTTGAAGTGACCAGAGTGAGCAGAGGCAGTAGGATACTCTTTGATGATCAAACGACCTTGAGTTTTTCTACCAATCTCTTGAACACGCTGAGTAAAGATCTGCTCAGGAATTTCAGAAATATCTTTGATGTTAACATTTAGTAGGTTAGCATCAATACGTTCAGCGATCTTCTCTTCAGACATCTCCATAGTAATGTACAGAACATTCTTTCCCTGCTGTAGGGATGCTGCTGCCATGTGACACATGAACAAAGACTTACCAACGCCAGTACCAGCGAGAGCAATATTCAATGTCTTGTTAGAGAGTCCACCTTTAGTTACAATGTTAAACTTCTCGATATCAAATGGAGTTTTATATTCTTCCATATGATAGTAGTCATAACGTTCCTGAACGTTATCAACATAGTCATGCCCTACATGCTCGTCGAACGAAACAGCCAGAGCTTCCTGTAGTATTGAGGGAATCGCGTCCTTTGATACTTTCTCTTCACCTCCATCAGCAATCTTGATCGATTCAAGTAAGGCGAGATAGATTGCTCTGTCTTTACACCACTTCTCTGTGGTGTCGAGTAACCAGTTGTGCTCAACAGCGATGTCTTCAAAGGACTTGAGGGTTTGTGCCGCCAACGAATAGGATTCCTCCGTAATGTCCTTACGATCCTGGAGGTTAATGATAAGAACCTCCGAAGTCGGGACAGTATCATAGTTGCTAGCGAAGTTCCAAACTTCTTCATAGATTATCCTTTCGTGATGATCTTCAAAATATTCTGGTTTAATAAAAGGAACTACCTTACGATAGAACGGTTCATTGAACAGAAGATTCCTTAGGATCGATAGTTCAATTTTTTCAGTCGTCATCTGTACCATACAAGAATTCTTTCTGTGCTTGAGCGTCAATTGCCTCTAGGACTTCAGGGGTGAAGTATTGTTCTGGGTCTTTAAGAATTGCTTTCGCGTAGATCTTCTTTCCTCCAATCTCATAACGGCCAGCAGTATTTTTCCACAACCCTGCTCGCTCGCCAATCTCAAGCAATCCATAGTGCCTCTCCAAACCTCTAGTGTCAAAGTACAGTCTAGTCTCTACCTTAGAACCTTCACGTGTCAAACGAGACTTCTTAGCCTCGCATTTGATAATGTTTCCGATGAGATCCGTTCCATCCTTCTCCTTTTTCTTTCCGAGATAAACAATTGTGCTAGCAGAATACTTGAGTCCGCTGCCTCCTCCCATTTCTTTTGTAGGGACATAAGAGCCGATGACATCATAGGTATGGTTGGTAACGATCATTGGTATATTAGCCTTGCCAAGCTTCAATGTCAAGATACGAAAGGCGGATTTAACCAGTTGTGCTTTCGTCATATCACGAACATTCTTGTCGTCCGACGCGTCTTGAACTTCTTTGTTGGTGGCAAGGTTACCTAAAGAGTCTAGCACAAACATCAGTGGTTTGCGTTCGTCTTCAGGTTGTTCCATATATTTATCCACAATTCGTACTGATTGTGTACGGAATTCCTCAATCGTATTAACTGGAAATATTACCATACGATTAGAGTCAATGTTACGACTCTCAATCATCTGCTTACTAATGGCAGACTCAGTTTCAAAATAAATGACTCCAGCGTCAGGATCAATATTAAGGAAGTTACGAACCACAGAGAGGCAAAAGAAAGTCTTACCAGTGCCCGATTCTCCTGCCACGGCAGTAATCTTATTGGAAGGAAAACCTCCGAAAATCGAACCACTAACCAGGGCATTAACAACGTAACTCCCAGTATCAACGAAAGATTCAATGTCGCCAGCAGCAACCCCGTCGCTAACAAGACTAGCATACTCATTCTTACTGTCCTTGATAACAGAATTTAGAAAACTCATAATTAGAAAAATGATAAAAGGGAAACAGACCGCTCAGAATTCCAACCGATACATTCTAGCACATTCTTGAGCGGTTCAAAGAATGATTTCTCGAATTGTCTATTGTAATCTACATACTTATCAAGATTAAACTCGGGTGGTAAGTTCTGGAAAAATGATATTACATTTTCATGGATGGGATTTGGTGTTTTGAGGTAGAGAAACTTGATCTTCTCCCCTTCTTGGATAAGAGGGTACTTGTGAGTAAGTTTATTACGGCCGATATAGTAATTATACAGTAATGAACCTCGGACATGAATAGGCGCACCCTTTGAATAGATGTCCGATACAGACTTATATTTTTTGAGACCATTTACACCCCTAGGGAAAGCAATATTAACACAATCTTCTTTACGTGTATCCTCTTTAACTTTATTGATGTACTCGATCATCACATCATTATCTTCATGGATAATAATTTCGTATGCTTTAAGAAGTTTGTCCCTAAAGAATGCTGGTGTTGATGACCTAGCAGTTTCCATACCACAGATTTTCATCTTAGGTTCAACATAGCGAACACCTTCGCTGTCCCATACGTTGAGAATGTATCGCTTCTTGGCAGTCCAGATGCCACGGTCAGCAATATTCTCACGCTTCATCTTCATCTTTTGTTCATACGCCGAAACGTAGTCCGCAAGTTCTTGATAAGAGGATTCGATGAATGGTTCCAACTTATCCTCACAGATCTTATCAAGTATGGTAACAATTGCTGCTTTGTCGCTAGACTTATTAGCAAAAAATTTATCAACAAGAGGTCCAAGATTAAGATACATTGAGTCAGTGTCAGATGCAATGACATAATCAACGTTTTTACTGGAGAGTAGTTTATTTAGATAAGCATTCATCCTATCCCCAATCCAACGGATAGACAACTGACCAGACATAGTGATTGCCTCAGCAATCTCTAGACGATAATATCTAAAGTGTTCGTTACCAATAGCACCATAAGCAGAGTTCAGTTGGATCTTACGTGCCATCTGAATATTGTTACAGCGAGAGATCTCTTTCTTAAGATCAGTAGTAGGAGTTTGTTCATACTCCTGCTTTGCCTTGAGCATACGTTTCTTGTAGATAGTACGTTCCTGATAGATCTTATCCATCAGCTCAGGCAAGAACCCTCTCGTATTAGTATCGTACAATGTACCATTAGCACACACAGTTTCGCCAACCAGATTCAGTTCATCTTCTTTATTCAACATCCTATCAATAGTAACTGTAGGATGTCTAGATGGTTTCAATGTCTCCGGCGAGAGATTGTACTGCATGATAAGGTGTGGATACAGGGAGTTAAGGTCAAAAGACACAACCCAGTCATAAATTCCTGGAATAGGTTCCTTGACATATGCTCCAGCATACTTATTATCTTTTCTGCTTTCTTGCTTAGGAGGGATTACTAAATTACGTTTAGACAGATAGACGTATATGATGTTGTCCCACATACGAACCTGTGAGTACACATCCTCAAAGTTAACTTTGGCATCATATGCCATAGTAATAGCAAGTTCCAAAAGTTTCATCTTATCATCTAGTTTATCAACCAAACGAACGTCAATGATATTATACTCTACAAACTTTTGCCAATCATTATCATAGAATTCTTTGAATGTATCATATTCTGAGTGATCTAATTTCTTCTCACCCAGTTCAACAAAAGCAATGTGATCTAAGCGATAAGATTCCTGGTTCGTATACGTAAATTTCTTATACAATTCAAGATAGTCTAGTGTAGCAATGCCTGAGATATCATAAGCAATTTGCTTACGACCTTTGATATAGATCTCACGATAAAGAATACTCTTCCATGGAGAAATCATCTTGGATTCTCTCTCACCAACCACACGTTCAATACGTTTGATGATGTACGGCATATCAAACAACTGGACATTCCAACCTGTGATTACATCAGGGAAGTTAGAAATCCAGAAGTGAATAAATGCCTTCAGCAGTCCTACCTCAGTCTTAAACTCAAGGTAGTCCACATCAGGGTCTGTGCTCTCGTAAGGACGAGCACCGAACACAGTGATACGACCAGTGTGAGAGTCCTTCAAGGAGATTAGAAGGATCTCCTGGTCGGCAGTCTCGATGTCAGGGAAACCATTCTCAGCACCAGTCTCAATGTCAAGGGTGAAGATACGAATCTGGTTCATATCAAACTTCATCTCATCCCAAGGATACTCCTCAAGGATATACTGGTTGTTGTATCGTGTCTGACCATAGACAGGAAAGTCTTCCATCTCCTTATGAGTGTCAACAAACTGACGTGCATCTTTGATCGTTCCCTGTAGAACAGGACGAACAGTTTTGCCATCGAGTGTCTTCCACTCAGAAGGTTTCTGGGTAGGCAAAAACAGTGTCGGGTTGAACTTTACCCGATCACTGAACTGCTGACCATGATCATAACCACGAACTAGGATAGTGTTCCCTGCTTGCTGAACACTGGTGTAAAACTTCATTCGGTCTCTTTGTCTTTCAGATCATAATAAAGGGACATGAACATGTCGCTTGGTTCAGCAATAACAGTAATGCTTTCTGAACGAACCGTCAGTTCTTTGTCGTCACTGTAAGGAGGAAAGGGCACTGCCCCATCCCCATTAATCTCACAAGGGTATTTTAGCATACAATCGGGTTGACCGTACTCAGTCTCAGGAATTTCTTCAATTTCTGCCACGAGCCAGTGCCCATCAAACTTGATTAGTTTAATCATACAACCTCGGGATCAATAGCAGGCGGTGTTCCTGCTGCTTCGATTGCTTCTTCATCCAATTGCTGCTGTTGCTGCCCGTCAGGACTATCATCAGATCCCGAAACTGGTTGTGTCTCAGGAGTTTCAGCACTCTTAACAACATCAACCTTTGTCATGTATGCTTTTGTCAAACCAGGATCAGGAGTTCCAATAGTAAGAACACAATCATAAGGAATTCTATAGGAACTCTCAAGTGAATAAGGACACCACTTACTGTACTTTACTTGAAGATCTTTCTCGGGATCATCTTCATTAGGAACCTCAATTAGTGAGAGTTCATATGGATAGTTCATCATAAGACAGACGCCTTTTCTCTCATCACCTTCGCCTTCAAAAACTTCTTGAAGAATAGTGATTAGTTTTTCACCCGTTTTCAATACAACGATTGATGGGTTTAGTGTAGATGTTTCTTCACTCATTGTTTAGTTGCTCCTTTTGCTTTTTTAAATTTATCAAACTCTTCTGGAGATAAGATAGGATAGAGTGGTTGATTTATCTCAATATAGCTTTCAGCAACATTTGCTGTTGGTTCTGCTATACTAATTATCTTTTCAAACCCAACTCTAAATTCCCTGGAAGAACTAAAAGGACTCCAAGGAAAATAATTGATTGACGTTTCTTCTTCTGTTTGTCCAGGAACCAAAGTCAAAACCATAGG